TGCATGACGGGTGGGTGTCCGTAGGAAACGGACTTTGACTATCGAATAGCGTTAGTCTCAACAAGGCGAGACATAACACTGTGGATCCGACTGTCATTTTGGCCAAACCATTTTGACAATGTTGTGTATGTTATAATCTAGAGTTCATTATGACGGAGCATACGGTTTCTTGGGATGCCTGTGAATACAGAGGTGGCGAGACGGAGAGCTGCGTTGCGTGCGTGTGACGCGGCAGCAGTGGCCCAACCTGGATAATGTTGGTCGAGCCAGGCCGTAACCTGTCCTTTGTATCCGACGGGATTCATTTGTCTAGGCACAACGGACACGAAACCGGCACGGGTCTCGGGTCTCCATTCAATATTCTGAACGAAGTCGAGAGCAATGTCGGAAGCGCGGATGCCTTTCCAAGCAAACCCGAAGAAAACGGGTGCGAATCGTTTAGACTCGTTTGTCATAGTGGTGCGGGAGGTACCCGCAACGCCCAAATCGTAGACAGCAGAAGCGTCCTGTTTGAACACTTCGAGTGCTGCGCCGTTCGGTCGGTATCGAGTTTCGTGTGTCTCGACGCCGAAACGCTCCACCTCGGAAGATAAGGCGAAGATGTCGTCAACGGAAGCGCACTGGTCTGGCGTGGCTTGTCCCAGTAGAACGGTATCCACGGGCAAATTCTGGACATGGGCGAGAAGCCCGGAAGAGTCCTGAAGAGCACCGGTGTAGGTTGCTCGAATGCATGCGGAAATTAACCGGAAATCTGAAACAGTGGCTGTTCCAACGAATGTTGAGGCACCAACGGCGAGAGTGTTGCCGGAGGTGGTGCCTGTACCTAGCGGATCGGCGACGGTATTAGCCAGTTTGACCGAGGAGTCGGCTGTAACATAGATAAAACAGTTGATAGTTTCTGCGGTGTTGACATAAGTCGGACACCACAGAACATAACCGTTTGTCCCAGTGTTAGAGGAAGCCGTCTGGAATGAGGTCTTAAGGCGTGATAGAATACCTTCGTCGGTACCGTTGAAGCCAGGTATCAGGGTAGCGTGACAAGGGTCGCGCAACATCGCTGTATAAGCCGCCATGCTAGGGCTAATCGAATTATTAAGCCTGCGACGCTTTCGAGGGCGCTGTTTCCGAACGTTCGAAGCGTTTGCACTGCGTTTGCGTTTACGATTGGTCTTAGGGGGCATTTTCTCGTGCGATTAATGATGATATTATTGTATGATGGAGTTTGAGCTGAGGTCTGGTGTTGTTTTAGTGGCCCCGCTCCCCAGTGAGCGGGTGTTCAACACTTCCACCGCGTTGTGAGGCGTTAGACCGCCACCGAAGTGGCAGGAGCAGAATCACGTTTTCCTCTACGCTTTCTGTTCCTGCCACGACGACGTGGTCTCCGCCCCGGGATATCCTTGGTATTATCCTGTTCGACCTTGGCGGGGTCGACCTTGATTTCCACATCACCTGGTACTTCGGGGGCGAGCTTGTGCTCTGCGTCTGCCGAGTACTTCACGTCCGGGACGTGGACAGGAGTTGCGCTGACCTTGACACCTTCCTTGACATCTTCGGTCTCTCCTGTGTGGAAATTCTTCAAGCTCAACCTAAGCTTGGACCCCAGATCTGCACCGTCTCCAATTGTGGCGCAGCCAGATGCGATGACTGTGTCATCCAGAATCTGGTCGCAAACCACGTTTGGGGCCTTGGACGCGATCTCGTACTCGCATCCATAGCCTTCCATGATCTCCGCAAGTGTTGTGCGGGACTCAATCCATTCCGTAAAACCCTTCACGTTAAACGTGGGAAGTTGTTCGGTTAGGAGAGCATCCATGAAATTATCGGTGTTGTTGTTAGGGAATTGATCTTGGCTGTCGTATTGGTCCCACCACCTTGCCGGTTTGACCCCCTCTCGAAGCAAGGGTTTCGCCGGCTTGGCGATTTCCAAAACCTTCCTGCATACCTGACCCAACACGGGAGTGTTGGAGTCGGTGAGGATGAAAGACTGGCATTTTTCGATGAGCTTGTCTTCCTTGGATTTTGGCATTCGAGCCGTGGTGTGAAATTTGGAGAGTTGCCGACGGATGTCAGAACAACTGTTTGAGTCTCCATGCCATACTGTGGGGCCGAAGTAACGGGCGAGGAAGTTGACGCCGGAAGCGCCACGCTTGAGTTCCTCACCAGTCACCACGTGGCCAAGAATAGAGGCGGTGATTGTGTAATTGCGTTTCTTCATGTTTGGCATCATACTGTCGTCCCCTCCGAAACAACAGTTGCCCAAAGCCTCCCAAGCCAAGTCTCTGTCCTTGAGGATGCAGAAATAGGCGTGGAAAGCGATGAAAGCATTCTCGACAGTATTGTCGAGAGAGGTGCCTGGCTCACCGGAAAGCCGGGAGTTACCACTGGTGTCAACCTCGACCTGCTGATTTGTGGCTCTGAAGAGTAACCTAAGTTTCCTGCCCGTTTTTCCTTCCAGCACACGCTCCAAGTCGTCCGATGTACCGTACGCCCTCCGATAGATGGCGTTGGTGACCAGACGTCCCAGATTAGAAACACGACCGTCCATACGTGAGAAATCGCCGAGGAAAACACTGTCAGCGGCGCTTAGTTTGCGCGCGATGTGTTCGGCCAATTCACGTGGGGTACGTCCGAATGCGTACCATTGGTTGTGTTTCTTTATGTAATTAGACAAGGGCACTGTGTACCGGGTCATATTACTCTGCGTGGCTGCAGGTAGGGGGGAAATGTTGCGAATGTCGGCGAATTTGCCAGCTGCCTCTGCCTTCGGGAAACAGTTGACCGGTTTGGTCGTTTCCTTGGGGTCGTCATGTAAGGCGGCGGCGTACTTCGCACGCTGTGTGGGGCGTTTGAGTGTCGCATAGGCTTCTTCAGGTGTCAGCGGGGAGAGACTACCAGGGGAAGGTATAACGCTATTTGCAAAATGCATTATCGAGTTGGCTAAGCTAGGGTGCAAGGTGACCAATTGCTGTATGCTCCTCGGGGCTTCAATATTATCTGCCCCTTTAAGGCGGTTTGTGGCAAGGTTACTGCCGCCTTGGGAACCTTTAGGCTGCTTGGCCTCCTGCTCCTCCAACTTCTCGATTGGTGCAAGTGGCGGATTCGCAACGTCGCAGAGTCTCTTCACGACCCCGTCAGTCACAGTGCCAAGATTAAATCTTGCCACGTAGGCCGGGGGGCCGATTGGTTTCATAAACTCCACTACACACGGCTTTGTGTACTGCTCATACGGCTGTTTGGGCCCAACCACCTGATAAACAAGTAGGGGCGGCACAGTATTAGCAGTTTCAACTGGGATGCACGTGGGTGTAGCTTTGACGTATTGAATCAACATCTGAGCGCGATCAGACGTGAGGGTAGGGTGGTTGTGTGATTTGACCAACTCCGCTACGGAATGGGAGTTGAACGTTTTTCCTCCGGAAATGTACGCGGTGCGCACAACATCTACGAAGCTAGCCCTGACTGTGGTGCAAGAGGCACCACCATCATAAGCGAGTGATCTGTAGAGTGTGGATTCGGAGAAATGGTCAACCACGTTGAACCCATGAGTCAACGGGCAGACGCGTTTGACGGGACTCGTGCCGTAGAGTCTCATCGCGACATAACCAGCGAGACCTTCGTACTGCGTCGCGAGCTCAAACAAGACCACCGAACGGTGAATCGTGTTAGTTGCTCGGCGGCGCTCCACACGGAAGGTGCGATAAATGCCGTCCAAATAGCCCCGGCTTTGGTAGACAGAGACATGGTCCACCGCGTAGTTCCACAAGGGATGACTGTAGTTGCCTCCCCCGGGCACCCTTTCATGGTACTCATTGTCGTGGAACCAGAAGGTCCCATCCAGTGAAGTGCCAGCTGCATGCTGCGGTGTAGCAGTGTAAAGCAAAAGGTGGTTGGGGATGCGTAACAGAAACGCGTTTATGTCGAGAGTGTAATCTCTATCGATCATGTAGACTATGTGTTTGTTCTTCAATTCAAGGTTGTGCACTGACATAAGAGAGTCTTTGGTGGACTCATGTATGGAACATCCCACATGTCCCTTCAAAACGTTGACAGGTCTCAAGCCATACAAGTATGGTTCAAAACCGGCGTTCGTGATGATGAAACGGATTAGGAGTTCACATTCCGAGCGTTGAGCTGCGGACTTACCGTGCGTGTGACCAGGCGCTGGAGTGATGGGAAATGTAGGGGCGCTGACGAGTGACTTCCGAAGTGGGGAAGTGACCCGTTTGGTTCTTGTTTCCAACCAGCCTACTACGTGGTTACGGATTTCACTACGAGTAGGGAAGTGTAACCATGAGAAGGCAGACCGGAACAATTTGATACCCGCGGAGAGGAATCGGGCAGTACCAAGCAGCGCTTTGATGCACCAAGGCACGCGGTAAGACGTGACAAGGCGGCCGTGGATGTCGACCGACAGCGCGCGCAGTCTAGAGACTGTGGGGTCAGGTACGACATTGTCGTCAGAAGGAAGGTGTTTCGAATCAAGCAACGTTACGTTATCAAAAACGTCGTGGCTCTTCTCCTCTTTTAGAGGAATGATATTCTTAATGTCATCCATGTTTGTGTCGCAGATGTAGTCTGCGGAATAAAGTTC